AGCTTCTTTTTCTTTTTCATCAGCTACTTCAGAAACTTCTTTTTTCTTCTCGTCTTCTTTATCAGCCACTTCTTTCATATCTTCTTTATCTTTAGAAGCTTTCATCATTTCTTTTTCTTTATCAGCGACTTCTTTTTTCATTTCTTTTTCTTTGTCAGCGACTTCCTTAACATCTTTCTTCTCGTCTTCTTTTTCTTCAGACTTGTCGTTTTTCTTGTCAAGGTATTTTTTAAGACCTGCAGGTAACTCACCTTCTTTCATATCTTCTTTTTCTTTAGAAGATTTTACCATCATTTCTTTTTTCTCATCATCTTTATGAGCTACTTCTTTCATGTCTTCTTTTTCTTTTTCGTCTTTCTTCTCGTCAGCTTCGTAAGCAGCAGCCACAGTTTCTTTTTCTTTGTCTGCTTCTTTTTCTGCTTTTAGAGTAGGCATTGGGTCGGCTGCTCCTGCACTTTTTTGTTGTGGGTCACCAGTAATGTGATTAACCCCTTGTGCGAAATCTACTTTAGCGTCAGTCGGTGAAGTGATTGCTTTGTTCATCACTTGTTGTACAGTTGCCTGTAACGACTTTGCTGGTTCAGCTGGAGCGGCGTTTTTAGTTGGCAAATCTGCCACAGTTTTATTATCAGCCATTGTTCTATCTCCTCAATAGTCTTTAGTTGTTATTATTGCAATAATTACACCATTCCTAACGGAATGTGTCAATTACTATTTATAAAATTACAGCTTTTTAAGAAAAGATTCAAAGACTTTAGCATTAACTTCTGCTATCTTCTCTCTTTTTATCTTTTCTTCAGCCTGTACTTTTAATTCTTCTACTTCTTGCTCTGTCAATATCCCATTATTCCAAACCCACTCTTTGCCTTCCATAATGCCTTCTACAAAAGCGTCTGGAGCACTTGGGTCTGCGACTATATCAGCCGCGGTTGCAAGATAAAAATCGTCTTTGACTACATTAGCACCACCTACATTTGCAAGTGTGCCCATTCCTCTACTTGAAACACCTAATTTTGCACCCTCATCAATTAAACTTTTCACTATTTTTCCATATGGGGTATCTAAAATACGTGCCTCACCTATAAAATTACTGCCTTCTGGAGTGAGAGCTTTGATCATGTGCGATACTCTTTCTAAATTTACTGTCGGGCCATCAGGATGACCAAGTTCGCCAAAAGCTCTATTTTTTTGAATAAACTCTCTATTATAACGAGCTACTTCTTTTTGTAAGATTTCTTTAGGATAGATTCTTCCATTTCTATTTTTCACATCGGATTGCATGAATACACCCTTAATGGCATAATTCTTTTTGCCATTAGTTTCTTCTACAATATATTCTGCGTTTGATATTTCTTCGGTAATTAATTTCATTTGTATCTATCTCTAATTTCTCTCTAATATTTATACAAATTATTATCTGAAAACCACTAAAATCGTGTAATTATCACCATTTGCAAAATTCTTTGTGGATAGTAAAACATCACCTGTTGGTGTCGTTGCGTTGTTTTTTATCTCGTTACCATCTGCACGTAAGTCCCAAAAACCTTGACCAGACAACGTAACTGCGGTAGCGTTTGTTTCGCCATCCCATATTAATTCTACTGCTGATTTGCCTGATTGTGTATTTACAGACCAAAAGATTTTAGAGATTTTTCTTTCCCCATCTTCGGTCATAAAAGTTGTATTGCTAGCGTCAATTTTTTGTACTAAATTTTCACCTGTACCGTCTGAAATATTAGTCATTTTGACAGCATACTTTACGCCTGTCGTATCTGTTAATACCTGTGTTGAAACTACGTCTGCCATACTAGTGTCCTACGCCAACAGCAGTAGCACTTACAGCACCACTTGATGAAATTGTATGTTTAGCATGTTTCTCTATAGTGATTTCATCACCAGCAGAGTGTAACAATGTTGTACCTAATGTAGTACTACCATCTTTAACTGTAATAGTATTTGTACCAGCAGTTGCAACTATTCTTACAAAGTGTGCTTTACCAATATCGTTATCGGATAAAGTACCTGCAACAGCTGTACCTTTAAGTATAAATGTTCCCATTTCTATCTCCTTAAAATTGTTAGTGTTTCCTTATCAAAATAATTCATTAAATCTTGTTTGCTGACACCGAATTGTTTTGCAGCGTTATTAACATTCTTTTCAAAGTTTGCAATAACGTCACCGTCTTTGTCAGCCATTCTAAACACCATATCAACAGCACGCTTCATTTTAGGCGTGAGTTTGTTATACTGCCTAGTACGTTTATAATCGTTTGCTTCAGTTATATTATCTTTTATAAAATTACTGAGCCACTTCATCACTTGACGCCTCTGGTGTTGCAGGAGTTTCAGCACTTATATCATTGCCACTAAACACATTTGCTTCTGGAGCGTCTGCGCCTTGTTGGCCTGTAAATACCGATCTTGCCACATCAGTTTTTGCGTCATCTAAAGCAGACGAAACTTTATCAGCAAGAGCATTTTTTAAATCATCTCCTGCTTGTTTGTTGTCGCCTTTTTGTAACGAATTAACAAATTTTCCTATATTCTCTTTACTCATTATTTATCTCCTAATGTCGGTTTTTCTTCTTCACCACCATCCTCTTTTTCGTTAGGATTAATGGCGTTTTCTGGTTCTTCTTTTGGTGTTTCTTCTTCAATTTGTTTGTCAATTTCTTCTTGTTCTTGTTCATTTTGTTTTAATATTTTTGTTCTAATGTAATCATTTGAGAAATACTTACCAACATAACCTTCTAGTTGTTGAGCAAGTTGTACTCTTTCTCTCATCATTTCACTATGTTTTAATTCAGCAAAGTAACCATCTTGTAAGAAAGTATATGTAATATCTCCCATCATTGAATCCCATTCTTCAGGTGCAATAACACCTTTTAGAATTAATTGTGTCTTCAATAGATCATGGAATAACATTGTAAATTTCTTTCTTAAACGACCTACAAATTTAGTAAATTTAACTTCATCTCTACTAATTTCTGCAGCTCTACCAAGATTGAAACCTTGACCACCTTCTAATCTACTAATAGGTATGTTTAGAGAACGATATAGTTTCTTTTGGAAGTATTCTATATCTTGTATCTCACCTAAATTCTGACCACCTGGTAAAGTAGTAATTTCAGTTCCTCTCCCACCTTCTCTACGAGGTAACCAAAAGTCTTCTAACATACTCATATAGTTTCTGTCATCTCTTATTTCACCTGTACTTGCGTCATATACAAGTTTGTTTCTATATCTTGCCATAACATCTCTTAAATATTGTTCGGCCTTGATTTTAGGTAAGTTACCTACATCAATATAGAATATTCTTCTTTCAGGTGCTCTAGCAATTCTGTAAATAACAACAGCGTCTTCAATCATTCTTAATTGATTAACTGGTTTAATTGCTTTATGTAAATAAGATAATACTTGATTATGAGTTTGATCTACTAGTCCTGATGGACAATAAGCAATAGCGTCTGTTGCTATTCTTAACCCACCTGCGTTTGATGTAGCAGTAGGGTGTATTCCTCTTTCGTTGAATATATAATATTCTTGGAATTTGTTCTCAAAAGCAAATGAAGATGGCATACCATCTGTTCTTTGTTTTCTTACTTCTCTAATTTTTTTGATTTTTCTAGGATCAATATATCTTATTTCAGATATTCCTAGTCTTGGACTTTCTTTATCAATGATCTTATGATAGAATAATCTACCATCTACGTACCATCTTCTAAAGATGTCGTGGCCTTTTATATCAAAGTTTAATAATTTTAAAACTTCACTAAAAGACTCTCTAATTTTTTTCTTAACAGAGTCACTATACTCTATTTTACTTAAATCTACTTGTACAGATTGTTGATTTTCGTTTGATACAATTGCTTCTGATACTATATCCTCAATTGCGAGATCACACTCGGGATGTAAAGCAACTTCTCTATATCTTCTTATTAAATCTAATTCGTTACGAGCAGTAACATCAAACCCACCATAAGACGCAAAGAACCCACCAGCAGGGACGGTTTGTGTGCCGTCCTCTGCTTGAGGTGGAACTATATTTTGTCTTGGATCGGTTGAGGGACCTTTCAGTCGCTCTATCTTAAACCCAAACAGTTCAGCCATAATTTAGTTTCTCCTATTACTAATACTTATAATGGTATTAAGTAGTAGTATTTGTTTCAAAGTATTGGTATCTATGAGTAGCAGTAAAACTTTCTACAGTATTATTGTCACCATAAGATAGCGCAATGTCATCCAGAGTTGTTGGAAACATTCCTCTGAATGTGTATGATTTAATCACGTTACCATTTCGGTCTAACTGATCAACAAATGCATCCACTTGATAATCTACAGGATTTACTAACCCTTCGTTATCGGACATATTGTTGATACCGTTTAACCATCTTTCGTAAGCGTTTCTGATTAAGAAGTTAGTATCATTTAAGATAGTAGTTGTCCATGTAGCAAATGATCTGTCACCTGCAACATATAACTCCCTACCTCTGAATGGAATAGCAACTTCCGTTACAGTCATCCCTGGTAAAGATGTTGATGTACATAAGAAAGACATGTTTTCAGTCTCCCCACCTACAGCAGCATAACCTGGGAAAGGCATTGTTACTCTAAACTGATTGGCACGAGCTCCACCGCCTCTTAACTTAGCTTTAAAGTCATTTATATTTGGCATGTGTTTATCCTCCTACCACTTCTTCAAATGCAACGCCTGATCTTGTTGCAACGAATTGTA